CGGCAGTCTCTTCAGCCGAACTATAAAGCGCCATTCCAACCAAAACCTTATCCAGTTCCAGCAAAGAAGCCAGTAAATCAACACCAAAAACAGCCTTTTGCGTGTACTTGATAATGTCCTGAATTTCATCACAGAACTTTAATGCCCAATAGGTCGCATAATCAATAATGAGGGTATTGGGGTCAAGCCCTGTATTGGATTGGATAGTTTTTCGTCCGTTAACGATATCAGCCATAAAGGTATTAGTAGAACCTGCCGGCGACCATTTACCTTCTGCATCCTCACCACCGGAATTACCATCAACCCAAGTAGTGCTGGTAATCAGTGAGGCAACACGAATCTCTTTTTTAAGATCAATCTTATCCGTGGCAAATTCAACAGCATCTTGATCGGGTTTTAAAACAAGGGAGCCTCTGGAATTAGCAAAACGCCTATCCTCATCCGTTACTTCCTTGGCATAAGCATATTCTGTGGTGGCAACCGAAATAGTGGTCATCGGATATCCGCCACGTCTTGCCCTCGTCCCGGCAGTCCTTACGCCTGCTTCATCCCGAAACCAAGCACCTTTTCTATAACTGGTTATTTTTGCTTTCGGGTCTGCCCCATCAAGGATAGGGAAAACCTCGTCGGCGATATAATCTTTGTTCTTGTACGCAACAGATACTCCCGGTAAAGGCCCGGCAATGATCTGTTCTTTTACATTAGGTTGTGCCATAATTTAAATCTCCTATATGAAATACCGTCTAATTAAACGGTTATTTTATGGTTACGCCAAAACAACTGATGTACCAAGACAGTAGATAGAACATGTTGTAGCGGCAGTCATAACGCATCTAAATCGTTTACAATTATTTTCAGCAATATCTGTAAGATTGACTATAGTTACGTCTGCACCACCGGAAAGAGTGATGGTTTCGGCTGCATCAGAGGTGTTTACAATGGTAAATTCAAAGGAAGTCCCAACAATATTCCCGGCAGTAACACCGGCATCAACCAAGGCGGCAGCAATAAGCGTCCCTGTGGGGGTTACATCTTCTCTGGAAGCACCAGCACAATCACGCATAATTAATCCACCAAGCAATTCGGCTGCTGTATAGGTATTCGCTCCGGCTGTAGAATCAGTATCAACCACTGTGCGGCCAATAAGAGGCACGCCACCCGGCTCTGCTGAATCGGCAATAGCATAAATAGAACAGGTAGTGGCGGCGGTTATTACACAGATAAAGCGTTTAGAGGTATTCCAGGGGATAACCATATTGCCAGAAAGGGTAACTCCTACGCCAGCCGTTAAAGTGATTGTTTCGTTGGCGTCGGCTGTGTTTCGGATAGAAAACTCAAAAGATGCTCCGGTTACATTTGCGCCTATTCCTGCATCAGTAAGAGCGGCCACAATATTAGTCGCTGTATCGGTAACGTCTGATCTATCGCCGCCAGTGGGATCTCTTAATAAAATGCCACCAAGCATTTCAGCAGCAGACCAAGTATTCGCCCCAACGGTAACATCTGTGGTTACAACAGAGCGGCCAATAACAGGGCCAGCGCCTTTATATTCACCGATGGAATAGATTGTTGCGGTTTCGACCGTAGCATTAGTAATCCGGCATAAAAACCGCTTTTCCGTATTCCAGGGAATAGTCATATTGCCGGAAAGGGTAATGTCATCGCCAGCCGTTAAAGTAATAGTTTCATTGGCATCGGCGGTATTCCGAATAGTAAATTCAAAAAAATCACCGGCAGCACAATTATCAATCGCCGCAACGATTAAAGTCGCTGTGGGTGTTACATCAGATCGATCAGCGCCGGCAGGATCACGTAAACATAAACCTCCAAGTAATTCGGCTGCCGTCCATGTGTTCGCTCCGGTTGTAGAGTCGGTAGTCACTGTCAACGTCCCGGCATTCAAACCACAACGATCAGGGAAAGGTGACTGAGGACCGATAAGTAAAATTGTGGCTAAATCATCTTCTGCACCACTAGCCTCAATTACAAGCCCTCTTGAATACTGACGGTTAGTGCCTGTGCCTGCGTCCTTTGCTTTCCCTGCATCGGTGGCCCCTACATACTCAGGTCTTACAAACATCCCAACAGTTAAAGCGCCGTTACCACGTACCTTTGTGATACCGTGCACCATCACCTCGGCAGGCTCATTATCTTCGGGAGCATTTTGCAAAACACCTATTGAGGTTTCCGCCTCCGTATCAGGTCGCCTCACATCTCCTGCGGTAGCAGAAGCAATAACGAACCGATATTGATCACTGCTTAAATCTTCTCCGGCAAGGTAAAAGGCCGGTTTAAATAAACTGTTTTCAGTTGCCATTTTTGTTCTCCTTTTGGCTTATTCAGGCAATAAAAAAAGACCACATGGGTAAGTGGCCCCACATGGCCTTTTTTTGCTTTTGGGAGCTTACTCCAAAAGCGCCTGATTTAATCTATGTGTTAATTAATTATCTGACGGGTCTAATATCCTCCAGATATTGTGTAGCTAATTTGGGGTGCTCCGCCTGAATCTTATTAAATGCCTCAGTGTAGTTTGTAATCCCTTCCTTCTGCATCTTCGCTATGGTAAGCCTGTCAAGCTGCTCAGATGCATCCCCACTCATTTCGGGGTTGGTTTTTGTATCAGGAATTATTGTCGTATCCTGAGCACCCATAACAAGTTGCTCTGTTTTCTTATCCTTCAAATCCTTCTCGGCGTCCTTTTCTGCCTGTACTTTGGCCTGATGAGCCATAAGCAAGCCCTTGGTAGCCTCTTCCACGGAAGCGCCGGATTTGATATACTCCTCCGCTTTATCTTCCATGCCTTTACCTAATTCTTTGATTTCAGCAATACGGGTTCTTTCGTCTTCCATGCCTTTCAGCGTTCCGGTATCAACACCTTCCTTTTGCCCTGCGGCAAACCCTTCGTTGTATCCGGTAGCCTTGCCCTCTTCAATACCGGCATCCTTACCTTCTTTCACAAATTCATCATGCAGGGCAGCATATAAGTCCGGATTCTCTGCCCTAAAAGTAGCCCTATCCATAGGTCTCCTCCTTTTAGTTGCCCTGCTCAGGGCAAGATTAAAATTACCAATATGGTCAACCAAGCCAATATCCTTGGCCTGTTGTCCGATAAATACTTTGCCGTCTGCCATTTTTAAGGCATCATCTATGGATATGTCTCTGTTCCTGGCCACGGCTTCTATAAAAAGTGAATTATAATAATCAACATGACTTTGTAGGTACTCTCTGCCCTCTTTGGTGAGGGGTTCGGCACTGTTGCCAACAGCTTTATATTTGCCGGCTGTAATAACTGTCCGGGTAATCCCCTGGACTTTATCCTGTGCCGACCGCTCCGTTAAAATTGCCACCACACCAATAGAGCCAGCTTGAGAGGTGTTATAGGCATAAATCTCATCTGCTGCTGATCCTATAAGGTAAGCCCCTGAGTTCATAGATCCATTAGCAAAAGCAATAATAGGTTTACGTCCTCGATTGGCATAAATAAAGTCGGATAGCTCAAAAGGACCAAACACTGACCCCCCGGGAGAATTTATATCAAGGAAAATCGATTTAATTTTCTTGTCATCAAGTGCCGTTTGAATATCCCTTTCTAAAACCTCTGTGGATGTGCCCCCGGATATTTCAGCGAATAAGCTCATTTTTTTAGTAATAGGCCCATAAATAGGGATAATGGCCGTTCCTTTTTCAACACTGTATCTTTGAGAATTATTAAGATCACGTCCTAACTTCGCCTCAATAGCTGCCTTGTCAGCCTTAACACCGGATTGCCTCTCAAGAACAATATCGTGCATCTCGTTTAAGGCTTCAATTTTTATAGCCCAAGGCGTATTAGTTAAAGCCTCTAAAACGTGAGGGTATTTATTCTCATCCATTATTCATCACCGCCTTTGTCTTTCTTTTGTTCTTGTTCCTTTTCCCGTTCTTTCTTTTTATTTTTTTCTCCATCCTTGTGTTTATTCTCTCTATCATTATCACTACCCTCATCTCCAGGGTCATCCGGTGTAATATCCGGTTTATTTTCGGGGAAAGTGATATCAAACTCTTCTTCCAGTTTTTTGTCATAGGCCAACTCTTTAGCCCTTTGCCGCCTTTTATCTTTCCACCATTCACCACGTTCAGCGCAAATGTCGGATACCGTTTTGCTCCCATTGGCCAAGGCCACAGCATCGGCATCCTCGGCCTTCTTTTGGTCCACATCCCCTAATGGTGGGGCCAGCCAATTTGTTCTTGTGTATGCGTCTTTATTTTGATTTTGATAAAAATGTACTTGCCGAATATTCACATAACTACGGTTTACGGCCTCTTCAGCCAAATATCGTAAAACCGGCTGACAAAAATTATCAATCAATATTTTTCGGTCTACTTTGTCAAACTTGGATGCCTGTAACAGTGACATACGAGAGGCAGAAAATGACGCCTCCCATTTTTTTAAGACCTTTTCAAACCCTCGGCCTGTGGCCATACCTAATTCTTCAATAGTGGAATAATCCATATCTTTAAAGTGTGGGCCTGGCCGATCGGTTGTTATAACTTTTGGCTCTTCTCCAGGAGCGCCGTTTATAATAGTGCCGCCATCCACTTCTACCATTGGCTCTGTTATGGTATTGCCATCTGTATCTACAGTACGTAATCCACCTTTTATAAACAAAGTATAAAGGTTGGCTACAATAGCACCGACAAGAGCATTATCTTTATGATCGTGGCGATCACGAATAGTTTTTAAAATAGAGGTAAGCACGGATTCGGAGCGATAATCAGAAATATTTCTTACTGTGTAGCAAGCTATTATCCTCTTCCATCCGGTTTCGGGGTTATAGGCAGGCATTCGGTCAAAATATTCGGAGGTATCATAAATAGAAGAATAGTTATTGTTTGTATCTTTTTTTATCCAATAGGCTTTGTCCGCTCCATTACCATCAATCTCTACACCGTCAAAAATATTCGGGTTATCAATCATATCGTATGGCGTCATTAGCCGATGAGCTGCAATAGGATTAAGGTATAGAGAAAATAACCTTTGATCGGTCACGTCGGGATACATTTTTACTTGGAAAAGAGCGATCCCTTCTATTTTCCAACTAAACACAGCCCAAAACATCAGTTGATTGATATTCATTCGGCGTGTTGCATCACAATATTTTGACGGTGAAAGCCCCCATAGTTCCCATAAAACCCTCATAGTTTCCTGGTAGTCATCTTCCCATGCAGGACTAAGCCCTAATCTTTTGGTCATTGGCATAACAATAGGTGTTAATCCCGGCCCGGCAGTATCTACGGCCAGGGTTTCAATTAACCCTTTAGTGGCACCATCATTGATATACAGATCCCAAGCACGATCACTAATAGTTTTTTTCTGTGAATGATCGGTTACTGCCGTTACTTGAGAAGAAGTATAGTTGGAAAGGGTTCCGTGACTCCCTGCACCGTCACGGTTTACACGGCGCACAGAGACACCAATACTCCCTCTTGACATCCGGTAACTTTGGGTAATGCTTCTATCTCTGATTCGTGCCAATGCCATTTTCTATCTCGCTCTTACGGGTAATCCATGCCGGATTACAGGCAAATCAATACCTGCTGCCTCTGCATCCGCCAAGGGCTGTAATCTTTGCCTTTCTTTAAATAAAATATTTATATCTGCCAAGGTAGCGCCGCCGTCACCTCGTTTTAGTGATTGTCCGGCAGCTAATACTTTGGTTATGGCCGCATTTACTTCAGCTAATTGCTCTGTAGCTGTTGACATTCATTTAATCCTGTAGTTAAATAAAAAAAGGGTGTCCTAAATACAAATAGGGCGTCTCAT